TAGTTTATAATTTTTTAAATATTCTTGTACTACTCTTTGTACTTCCAAGTGCTTATCCTTGTTTCCAAATGCTTCGGCTAATACCTTGTTTAAGTTTTGTACTTGTTGATTCTTTTTTTTAGTTTTTATCATTGTTTAAAGTTTTTTAATTAATACTATTGACTTTGTTATTTTTTTCTTGTACCTTTCCCATCTTTGAGTCAAAGAAGTAAGAATCTTATTATAAAAATATAACTCTCTATACTACTACTCCTACTTCTTCTCCTCTTCTACAAACTACAAACTAATTTCTTGTATTAGGGCTACCTATATCCTTTCGTAACTCAAGTTCTTCATTTATATCAAAAATCTTCTGATGTAACTTGTTAGTGTATTTTGTTTTAAAGATTTCGTTACATTCTTCTAGCATTTGTTTAAGAACAGAGGTCTTATATCGCATGTATGGTCTGTCTTGCGATAGCGAATCTGGATCAAATGACACTTCTTTTTTTAGTTCTTCTATTAGTTTACATAATTCATTACCATTGAATATATGATTCTTGAAGTCTGACTCTTCTGTATCCTCTTCGTATACCATATCCTTTAGTTCTTTGTCTTCAAGGATTATGCAATCAGTTGTATATTGTAGGTTGCTATCCCATAGTGAGTGAGTATTATGCTCTAATAGTTCTAATAGTCTTTTTACTTTTGCTTTCATTTGTTTATAGTTTTTAGTTAGTAATATTTAATTTATGTTTCTTTAGTAGCTTGATAATCTCTTGAGTTATCATTTGAAAGTAATAATTACTAAAAAGGTTTCCCTTTCCGATTGATTGACTTACCATCTCAAATAGATGTTTTCTTATATTATTCTCATTATATGAATTATGTTCTTTGCCACTTATTTCTCTATGCCCCCCCTCAAATTCTAATGATTCATCTATATCTCCAAATTTAATATTGTGAAACTCAATAGCTTGTTCAGTTTGACTATGATATGTGTAAGCAAAGTTATAAGCTAGTCCTAGTAGATAATTCTCTATTCTTATACGGAGTATAGGGTAATCTCTTTTATTATACGGATGATTAAACTCGCTTTCAAATCTACTAACAAAGTGACTCATTATTTCTTTTTCACCAGTATTTTTAATACCATATGAGTCCTCTGCATCTTCTTTAATTATATTTAAAATATAGTTCCTTAAATTTTTCATATAAACTTTATTGCCTTTAAAAGTTCTAAGGTTTAAATAATTTAGTGCTGGTAATTTTCTACCATATATATTTATTTCTTGTTGAGTTATGCCCACTTGTCCTACTTGAATCATAGTTATAATTTTAAGTTTGTAATAGACACTACCGACTTGCGATAGTGTTTCGCTTAATCAAAGCTCATCAGTATTACTTATATTCTCGGCAAGAAGTGTTCATCACTACTCATCAATCCACCTATGTCGTGCATTAATGTTTGAGTTATCATTGTCTTGTACCCAAGTCCTTTATATAATTCAGTATCACCTTCGTGAGTCTCTACAAATCTAACCATTTCTTTAGTCCAATTTTCATTGTCCAATATTATTTGTAAGATGTTCCATTTGTAGTTTTTAGAGTTAAAAAAGGTAGGTATATAATTTTCCATTATAATTATTGCTCTGTCTATTGTTGTTGCGTTCATAGTTATATATTTTTAAGTTATTAATTTATTAATTTAGTTTATCCGTATTGTATATTCTTATCTATAATGTCTTCAAGTTCACTTATTTTACTTATCGCTTTTGCTACAATTAAAGCTTTATCCAAGTTGCTCATTATATATTCTACCTCAACATTATTAATGGCATTACCCTCTGCAAGAATATCCTCAAGATTATAATAATCCTCTGAAGCCCCTTGTCTATTATAATAATGAGTATCATTATAATCTCCACCATTATCGCCTATAGTCCATATATCACTTAATATTTTTTTATATTTTTTTAATATCTGTTTGTTAGTCATAGTTATATATTTTTAATTATTAATTAGTCTAGTTTTATTAACGTCTACCCAAAATAAATCATCATCTTCAAGGTGTAGATAATCTATCATCATCTGGTGTCCTTCTAATGTATCCTCATACCAGTTGGCTCCAGACAAACTACCTCTTGTACTCATACCTATTGAATTATATTCTTCATCAAAATAAAGGTCTATTATGTAATTCCCGTACCCATTATTTAAAGTGAACTCTATTGCTATTGAATTACTCTTAATATCTTTAAGAAGAGTTAGTAATAAATTGTTAGTCATGGTCATAATTATAAAGTTTAAATTATTAATACACACAAATATAAAAACAAATAAATTTAATATCCTACAAAAAATGTAAGAAACTTTCATTCTCTTGAGGAAAATAATTTAATAATAATTTGTGAACAGAGGTGTCAATCTGTTTAACAGATAATATATTTAATTAGTAGGGAGGTTGTCTCACTTTCTATGTTGTTTCTTCTTGAGGGAAAACTTGTCTAATAAACTTTCTCGCAGTACCAAATGGTATTATATCAAAAAGATATTGAGTGCTTTAAATCGCTTTAAATAAAGCCCTGTAATTATTTTAACATATGCAAGTAATTAGTTAATTATATTTGCTAACATGTTATAAACATTATGGTTGTTAATAAATAAATATATATTATTGTTTGGATATGTATAGTATATGTATATATTAAAATATAATATAATATTATATAAGGTATATACAAATAATATGTATAAAAGTTTTAAAGAAATTGATGTTGAAAAACGAAGGTTCAAAATCCTAGCACATTAGATAGTTAGGTTTTATGGTTTTGGCAAATCAGTTACGGTACACCCCACCCCCCTAAAAAAATTCGCTTTGGTCGGCAATCGTAACCCCCATCCTATATATAGTTATCCCATACCTTTGCATATCTCACTTTTTTTTATAACTTTGCATCATGGCTAAACGAGACTACAAACAGGAGTACAAGGACTTTCAGAAAGATAAGATCGGCTACAGGGTTGAATTAAAGAAAAAAGATAAAGCTCTAGGTGGTAAGGTTGGTGATGGTAAGGATGTGTCACACAAGAAGGATGGAGGTGTTGTATTAGAGGAGTCTTCTAAGAATAAAGGCCGCAAGGAAAAGTCTAGAAAGAAGGGTAGTAAAAGAAAGCCATTTGCTTTTTGGAAAAAGAAATCTAAAAAGAAGAAGAAGAAAAAATAATGGCAGCAACTATAAAGAAAACAACAAAAGGAAAAGGGGCTAATTATAGGCCGACCAAGTCTGGGGCTGGTATGACTAAGAAGGGTGTGGCTGCTTACAGAAGGGCTAACCCAGGATCTAAGTTAAAGACCGCTGTTACTGGTAAGGTAAAAAAGGGTAGTAAGTCCGCCAAAAGAAGAAAATCATATTGTGCTAGAAGTAAGGGTCAAATGAAGATGCACAATGTTAATTGTAAAAAGACTCCTAACAAAAGAATATGTCAAGCTAGGAGGCGTTGGAAATGTTAATTAATAAATTATATACAAAATGAGTTTATACGAAAATATAAATAAAAGAAAAAAAGCTGGTAAAAGTAGATCTAAATCAAAATCTACAATTAGTCCAGAATCTTACGCTGCTATGCAAAAAGGGTTTCCTAAAGGAAAGTCAGGAATGCGTGTTAATAAAAAATCTTCAAAAATGTCTTTTATAGATAATTCTGATATGTCAGAAAGACAAAAGACTACCATGAAAAAACACGCAGAACATCATACTATAAAGCATATGAAGATGATGGTTAAACTAATGGGGGAAGGAAAGTCTTTTACAGAGGCTCACAAGATCGCTATGGATAAGGTGGGTAAGTAAATTGAAATATTCTAAGTTAACTAATTCTAAAAAAAAGAAAAAGGAACAATTAGGAATGGATCCAGGCACGGCAGCCAACAGGCTTCGTAAAGCTATATTGTTTTCATTCGCTAAAAGGTTAGATCTAAACTGGTGTTATCAGTGTGGATGTGAGATAGAGGATATTCATAGATTTACTATAGAGCATAAAGTTCCTTGGTTGGACTCAGAGGATCCTGTGGATCTGTTTTTTGACATGGATAACATATCGTTCTCACACGCATCTTGTAATTATAGAGCATCTAGGGGTAGAATAGGAAAGCCATGTCCATCTGTTACAGCTTATAGAAAGGGTTGTAGGTGTGAGGGATGTTTAGAAGCTAAGCGTAGATATAGAGAAAATAAAAAGAAATATAAAGATTCTAATAATATTTAGTGACAACCGCAATCTTCATCATCCATAATCTCTTCTGTAGAGATCTCAACTACTTTTAAAATATGATCTGGCATAAAGTCAAATAAAGACATTATAGTCTCGTCCCCTGCTTCCATAGCAAAGGCTCCTAAGTTATAAAAAGCTGAGTTACCCATATCTATCATCTTTCTTGTGTTAGCCATATCGGTACCACCTTGTTGCATAGCCATGACCTCTATTCCTAAGTAATCATCAACCAACATAGCTATTTGTGATAACATCTCAGCCTGATCTCCTCTAAAACCTCTGTTTACAAGTTCTGAAAAAGCTGTAGTTGCTGAAGGGCATATATGAAAATTTTGAGTTTTATAACCCATGACATTCATTTCACCACCCTTACCATCTCTTTGCATATCCATAGAGTGATCGCTAACGCCCTCTATTATTATAACCATTGACTCATTCATATCTTAAAGACTTTTATGTTTAAATAAAAAGTTATACTCCTCATCACTAAGTTGAGTTTGAGGTTTTTTCTTAAGTGTCTTTATTCTATCTTGTATGACTTTTCTAGTATATTCCCCTAATTTTTTAAAACCATCTCCAGTTTGATTTTTATCATCTGTCACGCCACCCATATCGTATTTTGGAGACCTACCTCCCATTAAGTATGCCATAAAAGGTTTAATTCTACCTCCTGTATTATAATACTTATCCATTTCATCACCCTTAAACTCTGGATAATCCTGGTTATCACCCTTATTCTTTTTCTTATTTTTTCCAACTAAATTCTTAAAGAATTTTTTTATCTTTTGTTTACCAGCACCTTTCTTTTTACCTTCAGGTAAATTACCTTCAATAAATTGATCAACCAACTCCTGTTCCTCTCTTTTTTCTAGAGCCTCTTTTCTTTCTTCATCAGTCATAGCGTCTGCTGTAAGAACTATATCATCTTGAAAAACATCAAGATTAGTTCCAGCAAAAGGATCTCCATGACCCCCTTCTTTAGTAATAGTTTCATCTGTATACTTAGCGTCTGAAGTGTCTATTCTATCTTTAGGCTCAAATGGATCTACGATTTGAGAAGGAACTACACGTAACATATCCTCAACAGCATTTTCTTCTGAGTCTATAAAAACAGGTGTAGAACTACCAGCAAATGGATCACTAGAACCTTTTTGTTGACTTGCATCAAACTCATCAACAAGTTCTAATTCTTTAGTTAAATCGGGATTACCTTTTTTGTTTAAAGAATCTATAAAATCTTGTTTCTTTTTATCTGAAGCCTCATCAATAAGGGTATTAATTTCAGATGCTGATGGAATCACGTCACCCCCCCCTATCGTAGTAGAGGCACTCCCCTCTGGTGCAGAAACATTAGAGTCGGTTTTAGGCCTTAATTGTGAAACTAACTTACCAGCCATCTCTGGCCCATAAGCATTTTCAAACATTTTCATATCACGATCAAATCCAGATCCACTCATATTACCACCATAAGTATCTATCATCGCTTGAGCAGACTTTTGAAGTTTAGACGTAGCCTTCTCATCTCCCTCAATATTAAATTCCATTTTAGTTTCAACATTTTTTTCTCTAAGTCTATTGTCTAACTCCTTTACAGGCATGCCCAAGTCTCTAGCGGCCTCAGCCTTTTCCTTTTCTGACATTCGCTCCCAATCATAAAGCTTTATATCCTTAACGGACATTTTTCTTTTTCCTTTACCCTGAGCCGTAGGATCTTCAGAGAGTGATATTTGATCTAAAATTTCTTGTAATTCGTTTGGATTTAAAATTTCTTCCATAATTTATTTATTTATTTATTTTTTTTCTTTTTTAAAGTTATTCCACCTTTTTTATATCCAGGAATCTTCATACCACTTTTACCAAATAAATACTCATACTCCTCATCACTAAGTTGAGTTTGAGGTATTTTCTTTAAAGCAGCCTTAGCCTCTTCTGCATTATCATAATCCTTTCCTCCCACACTAACACCTGTTGTTGTTTCTTTAGTTGTTGTTTCTTCTTTTCCTTTACTACCTCCAGCATTAGCATCACCACCAGTGCTTGAAGGAACCGTTCCAGTATCACCACCACCACCTTCAGTACCTGAGGAAACTGTCTTATCATCATCCATACCTAAAGGATCAGAATCATCGAATCTATAGGCATCCATACCCCCTTTACTAGGATCTTTTTTATCTACCACCTCAACAGTTGGGCCTACATAACTTTTAACAACATCATCATCCTGCTCTACAAAAGAAGGAACGTTTCTTATTTTATTAATTTCAGCATCCATATCTAACCCTGTAGTAGAAAGTGGTTTTGTTTCTAATTCACTTGCTATTTGAGCACCCCTTACGTTTGTAGCGTACTTCTCTAAATCTTTTCCACTCTTTCCTTGAGTAATATAATTTTCAAAAACCTGGTCTTTAAAATATTGATTTAGTTGATTTTTCTCATCATCAGAAAGTTTTATGCCTGTAGACGTTCCGCTATCAGAAAGAACATTAATCACTTCACCCTTACTATTAAACACAAGTTGCTGGTTAGAGCCTAACCTAATTCCCTTATCACCCTTATCAAAAATCTCTCTAGTAGGATCTAGCTTTTTCATATCGTCATTATTTAATGTATAACGTATATCATAACTCTCAACCTCTTCACCCTGTTCATTTTTTTTAGTGAAAGTATTTTTACGGAAATTATTCCCACGGGTACTAATACCATCATCTTCACCAATCATAGAATATAATTCTGATGGGTTATTATATAGACTACTAAGGCTATCAGCCGTCATAGGTGTATCTGACCCTGTTCTTGGAGAAATTAAATCTTTGTTAATTCTATTATATAAATTAGCATACTGATCAAACCCTTGAGCCATACTTAACCTGTCTTTCGTTCTTCCTTGCTGATCGCCTTGAAAAAATAAACTACCAGAACCAAATCTATCACTATATCCTATATCTGGTAAATAACCAGGAGATCCTTCTCTGGTAATTTGACTTCCACCTGATCCCCCTAAGCCTGTATAAGATGTAGGGCCATAAATATCACTATAAAGCATAGGTGATGATTTTATATTAGTATTGACTCCTTCTGTTTCAGATGGTACTACAACTCCATTTTGAGCATATGTCATAGGTTTTTTCATTTTACCCCCAGCTCTGTATTTCTTTTTTAATCTCATTTTAATAAGTTTTTTATAAGTACCTCCTCTTGTAGTGTGGTACAAAATTTTGTCACAATAATCTTACCTCTTTGTGATATAACATATCTTCTCGCCCTGTTGTGTGATCTTTCTAAATATATGCTAATATAACCATTTTTTACTAGATCTGGTAAGTTTCTGGTTATAAAGGTTAAAGAGCATTGATAGTCTTTTTTTATAGTAGTACCAGTAAAATACCTTAAGTCGTAAATAAAAAACAAGAACTCAAGATCAGAAACTTTTAGTTTATAATGATCCCTAAAAGAAAACAGTATTTTTCTGTAATTCTTTAGACAGCTCTTTAGGTCTATTTGCATTGATTTAAATTATAGTAAAGCAAATATAAATAAATATTTCTTATATTGAAAATAATTACCTATATTTGTGAATCATTAAATTTAAAAAATAATAATATGGCAATATCAGGAACAAAAGCAACGGAAGCTGCTTTCGGTCAATATGGAAGCACATACCTTACTGGAGATGGAGCGAAGATGGATTTTAAAACAAGTGGTAAGTCTCCTAAGTTTATATGTGCAATAACAATACTTACTGCTGACACTTCATTTCAAACTTTAACTAACCACAATAGTACAAGGTTGGATAATGCTTGCATAAGTACGGTAGATGGAGAAGATGAAATAGATGCTGAATGGCAGTGTGCTACAGCTAACACAAGTAACTTTGCAACAGTAATAACAACTTCTCATACGTTTCCTGCGGGAGTAACTATATATGGAGCTTGGAGCTCAGTGGAATTAAATGCGGGATCTTGCATTTGTTATTTAGCTCCAACAGGTAAAACAGTAGAAGTTTAATAATATAATATGTTAGGTTTAGGAAATAGTATAACTTCAGGTAGCGTTAGCTCCTTACCATTCTCACCAGAGCAAGTATCTGGACTGGTTGGTTGGTATGACTTTACTGACGCTGACACTGTGTTTCAACCAGATGGACCTACTCATAGTCCTATCACAATAGGTAAACCAATATCAAAAGTAACCAATAAGGCTTATGATGGTTTAGGAGCAAGCTCTGTTTCGTTAAATGCTTTTCTTCAACAACCAGTTTCTGGCCGAAGACCTGACTGGAAAGTGGGAACAAATGGTTTAAATTGTGCAGAATTTACTGTTAATCTTCAAAGCTTATATTCAATGTATTCAACCCCAACAGGTGCTGCATCAGCAAATAGAATGGGAGGGTTTACACTTGATCATGATAACGTAAGTATGTTTATTGTTTTTAAAACTGATCAAAGCACTATATCCACAGCTAATGACCAAGGACTTGTTTGTTTTGTAGACAGTTCCAGGCTAACTTCTCAAATTTCTTTAGAGGCGGTTTCAGATCAAATAGAATACCAATCGAAAGATGGTACCCAAAGGGTTGTGAGTAACACAGCTTGGGCTTCTCCAGATTTTGAGGCTTGGAGCTTTGTTAATAATAGCACTAATAGTAGGATATGGAATAGCGTAGGCAGCCCTGTTGCTACAGAGGCCGCTTTGGATGACACCCATAATAGAGATATGACCGCAAATAGTTCCCGTATAATGTTTCTTGTTGGAGCTAGAGACGGGGCCAACTCAACACTTGGTGCTAGTGCGGATTCAGGTACTGGTGCTATACATGAAGTTCTTATTTACAATAATGCTGTTAGTGATTCTAATTTAAGCAAAATACAAAAGTACCTTCATGATAAATATGGTTTATAATAAATAATAAAATAAAATGAGCTCATTAACAGGACAAAAAATAAAAGACAGTTATAAAAGTTTAATTAAAACTGAAGCAACAACAGGCTTTAACTCTACCACGCCAACAAGAATAGAGGATGGGGATGGGGTAAAAAGTGCTATTCATTTAGGTAAATCATCTTTACACGTGTCTGGCAGTGTGGCTGTTAATGTTTCAGAAACTTCTACGCCATCAGCAAATTTACATATTATAGGAACCTCTACTAAATCTATGTTAGTAGAAAACTCAGATGGTTATGATAAATTTTATATAGGTGACACAAATGGATCTTACAATGTAAAACTTGGTGATATAGACGTAACCTCTCCAGGTAATAATAATTACATGTGTATAGAGGATAATAACAATAGATCTTTCTTTAAAACTACAAGCTTTGGTATAAATAATACAGTTCCTACATCAACACTACATGTTGGTAATTTTTCTGGAACAGCAAACTTTTCACTAGGATCTGACACCAGTGCGTTTAAAGTAGGTAAGAGTGGTAATACAGAACTACTTAAAGTTGACACACAAAATGAAAAGGTTGTGGTTAATGGAGATCTAGAGATGACGGGCACTGGATCTTTTAGAAAAAGCACACAAAGAATAGAGCTAGAAGAATACTTTAAAAAATTACCAGCTGTTAACCTTACTATGGTTATAGACCCTGATGCGGATGACGCAACTCTTCTAGCTAATTACGTTAGAGCAAATAAAGATTTTGAAGTCCTTGGAACAGATGTGGCAAATGCTACTATTAGGTTTGATACTGGGTCTTATGGTGGTATGGGCTTAATAACTCACAATTCAGCTAATGATCAGGTTATTGTTTTGCCTCACGCAGATGCAAATCAAACTATGTGGAACTCCAGTAGTTGGTTAACTCAAAAACAAGTTGTTTGGGAGGGTGCTATTCAAACAGGTGATTCTATAGCAGACGCTTCTTTTTGGGCTGGTATAAAGAAAACTAATGACGCTGCTTACGCAACAGATGATGATCAAGCTTACTTTTTGTATTCAAAAGATGATACTCAAGGAGCGTTAACAACAAATGCTAACTTACATTTTATTTATTCTGTTGGAGGAACTGACTACATAACGGACTTAGGTCTTGCGGTTGCAGCAGATACTGTTTACAGATTAAGGATTGAGATAGATATAAATAGACAAGTTTCTGTATTTGTTAATGACGCTCAATATGGGCTGGTTACATCAGCTACAGCAGGTGGTGCTACACAAAGTGATTCTACCACAAAATCTTTAGCTTTAACAAGCGGAGTTCCTTTATTTCCTTTTGTTGGAATAGAAACCCTTACCACTGCCTCTAAATCAATTATTTTATTTTACGAAAGAATTAGTAGAATTATAGGCTAGTTGTATTAATAAAAAATTTTTACTATATTGGTAGAAATTTAATTTAATATAACATGAAAACCGAAAAACTAATCGAAAAGGTCTGTGAAGACGTTAAAAATCTACTTCTACAAAAAAATAGAGACTACGGAGATTCCGCTCTAAATCCATCAGGTGTATTTTCAAAAGGAGATGTTTTTGAATCATTAGGATCAAGAATAGATGATAAACTTATGCGTATACAAAACGTAGGGGTTAATGATGAAACAGAGGATACTATATCTGACTTAATAGGGTATCTTATTCTTTATAAAGTTGCTATGATAATGGAAAAAGATGGGGAATATAAATCAGAAAAAGAAATTATTGAGAATGGTGGTTACGTGACGATAAATGGTAGAACGATTGGCGAGGTGGATGATTTAGACTTTTATTACTCAGAAAAAAACGAAAAAAATGGAAATTGAATCAATAAATCCTATAATAAGAAAAATAACAATAGGAGACTTAAAACAAGGATTAACTTATAAAGTTGGTCAAAAAATGTTAGGAGGAACTGTAGAGGTGACTGCTATAATACAGGATGAGGCAGCTTGGTTTAAGCATCAACAGGTTGTTTATGATGTATATATAAAAACGGAGGGAGACGAGTTTTCAAGGCCTTGGAAAAGGTTTTTTGATCAGCCGACAGCTATAGAATTTGATGTTCAGGAAAGAGACTCTTACGAGGTGCAATAATATATGAGACCAATAAAAGATTATTTTTTTGTTAAGGTAGAAAAGAGAACCGAAGACACTACTAATGTTGGTGACACAGAATTAGTAATAGATACCAGTTTTGATCCATTAGTGTTAGCTAGGCAGTATGGGGTTGTGGTAGAAACGCCAGGGGTATTAACATGCGGAATAGACCTTGATATAAAAAAGGGAGATATTGTTTATTGTCATCACTTTTTAACACAGGATGAAAATGAGGTTAAGTTTTATGAAGAAGACCTTGTTTATAAGATTTTTTGGAGTGACGTTTATTGTAGGGTTAGAAATGGTAAATTAAAGATGTTGCATTACTGGAACTTTGTGGAGCAGAAAATGGAAGATGAAGATGATTTTAAAACAAAATCAGGTATACTAATTAAGCCTGAAATGGAAGAAATCCAACTTCATGGGTACGTAAGACATTTAAATAAAGAGTTAAAGGAGTTAGGGGTAAAGAAGGGAGATGAGGTTGTTTTTTCAGAAAATTCAGAGTATGATATGGATATTATGGGAAAAAAATTGATGAGGATGAGAAATTTTGATATATTAGCTAAAATAGAAAAATAGTATGGAGGACAATGAAATCTTAGACTTATGTATGGAAAACTCTTACGACCTTATCATGGGTAAAAAGTCCTTAGATGAAATACTAGAATCAAGCGAAGTTCCTTATCTTTTATGGAACGTGGTTAGCGAAAAGGACCTTAAAAGCTCTATCTTTAATGACGTTTTAGATCTTATGATAAAATATTACGAGGACACCGAAGAATACGAAAGGTGCTCTAAATTATTAAATTTAAAGAAAAATGAAAAACTTAGACGTAAAAAAAAGATTAGAGGAATTAATAGAATCGGGGAGGCAGGCGTTTGATTTATTATTAGAGGAGGTTAAAAAACCCGTAGACCCAGAGTTACAAGACGATAAGGCTAGAAATGCTATGAAGGCTAAAAAAGAATGTTTTATGGATGCTCAAGAAATTTTAATGTCTATAAATAAAATTCAGAAACAAATAGAGGGGGATAGTACAGAGGAAGATATAGATAAAGAGGAAAATTCATTTCAAGCTGGCTTCTCAGAAAAATACGCTAAAAAATAGACAGTACAATTTATTTTACTATATTTGCATAATTGGTAAAAATTTCTTATGGAAGGAAAAATAAGAGTAAATGGATTAGAATTTAAGCTCCCTCCTAAGCCCAAGAAAAAAGATATACTTTTTTCAGATCTAAAAAAGAAAGATCAAAAGTGGACGAGGACAGAGCTTCCAGATACCCTTTCAGAAGAAACAGCAGCCAGTCATTCAAAATTTATAAACAAAGAGTTCGACAGAAGAAAGAATGGTGTTTGGTTTATGAATAATGGAAAACCTACATATATAACGGGCGAACATTACTATTATTTAAACTGGTGCAAACTAGATATAGGTTACCCTGAATATAGAGATAGGGATAGAAGGTTCTTTATTTTTTGGGAAATATGTAAAAATGATCCAGAGTGCTTTGGAATGGTTATGGTAAAGCATCGTAGAGAAGGGGCTTCTTATAAGGGTGCCGCTATGCTATTACATGAAATAACATCTAGATATAATTCACATGGTGGTATTATAAGTAAAACAGGTGTAGATGCTAAATCATTATTTACTGATAAGTTGGTTTATATGTTTAGGCATTTACCTTTTTTCTTTCAACCTATTATAGATGGTAGTGATAATCCTAAAAGTACATTAAGCTTTAATGCTCCAGGACAGAAAATTTCTAAAAATTTTAAGAAGATTGTAAAGTCAGAGGCTTTAAATAGTAAGATAGACTGGAGGAATACAAAAGACAACTCTTATGACTCAGTGAAGTTAATTAGATATTTATGTGATGAGGGTGGTAAATGGGTGGACGCTAATGTAGAAAAGAATTGGCAAGTTGTTAGATCCTGCTTAACACTAGGCGATAGAATTATAGGAAAATGTTTTATGCCAACTACAGTTAATGAAATGGCTGACTCAGGTGGTGAAAGATTTAAAAACATATGGGACGATAGTAGTATAGAAGAAAGAGATGGAAATGGCAGGACTAGATCTGGTATGTATAGTTATTTCACTCCAGCTTACGATGGGTATGAAGGATTTATAGATGAGTACGGTATGTCTGTTATTAGTAATCCTACAAAAGAACAGGCTAAGTTTATAGGAAAAAATATAGGATCAAAAGAATATCTTCAAAACGTAAGAGAGGGGTATAAAAAAAATACAACAAAACTTTCTGAAGAAAAAAGACAAAGACCTTTTACTGTTGAAGAGGCTTTTAGAAGTGATTCAAGACATAGTCCTTTTGATGTAGAAAGAATCTATCAACAAATGGATTATAATGAAGAGTCGGAAGGATTAATAGTAAAGGGTGATTTTATATGGAAAGATGGAATGAAGGACACTAAAGTTGTTTGGAGACCAGGATCTACAGGTAGATGGAGAATATCTTGGTTGCCTCCAGAAGATAGAAGAAATAGTATAAAAATGAAAGGCGTTAAAAAATGCCCAGGAAATGAAATAGAAATGGTAGCTGGATGTGACCCTTATGATCATGATACAACAACTGACGGAAGGAGATCAGACGCTGCTTGTTATGTGTATAAAAAATTCACAATGATGGATGATTTTTCTAATGTGTTTGTTTGTGAATATATAGCTAGGCCACCTAAGGCAGAAATGTTTTATGAAGATGTTCTTAAAACTTGTGTTTTTTATGGTTGCCCTATATTAGTAGAGAATAATAAAATAGGTATTATAAAGTATTTTGAAAGAAGAGGTTATTATGAGTATTTAATGGATAGACCAGAATCAACTCATACAGACAGTAGCAGAAAGCAAAGAACAAAAGGAATACCATCAACAGGTGTTGCTGTATTAAATGCACAAACGGAAGCTATTGCTTCTTATGTGTATGATTATATAGGCATACTTGATATAGAAACAATGGAAATGGGTAAATGTTATTTTAATAGACTACTAGATGATTGGAGTCGATTTGAACCAGATAATAGAACAAAGTATGATGCTTCAGTAGCATCTAGCTTAGCTTTACTTGGTGCTCAAAAACATGTTACAAAAAAGAAAGTTAAAAAAATAAGTATTAACTTTATAAAAAAATATAATAATTCAGGATTAATATCTAAGAGAGTATAGATGAAAACACAATTTGAAACTATAGGAGGGTACCCTACTATCTTTGTTAGTAACGAAGATAAAGCTAAAAATGAATACGGTCTTCAGTATTTTAAAAAAATGTATCACGACTGGAAAAATAACAGTCAAATGAACTACCAAGACAGAAAAAGAAGATTTGAAAAAATGAGATCTTATGCCGAGGGAACACAAAGTGTTGGTAAGTATAAAGATTTATTAGACGTTCAAGGGGATAGTTCTTATATGAATATAGATTGGACCCCTGTCTCTATTATACCTAAATTTGTTGATGTTGTTTGTGGGAGTATTATCAACCAAGAGCATAGTGTAAAAGCAAACGCTATAGACCCTATATCAATAGATGTTAGAAGAAAAGATACTAAAAAAATGGTAGCTGATATGTTATTGGGCCCAATTAGATCTATAATGACTCAAAAAACAGGAAGAGCTTATGATAAGCCTGGTTTTGTAGCCAAAGATTATGATGAAATAAAGATATTTATGTCTTTAAATTACAAACAAGCTCAAGAAATAGCTATAGAGAATGGAATTACTTTTGTTTTACAACAAAATGATTTTGAAGAAATGAGAAGAAAGTTAATAAGAGATATGGTTGTTATTGGAACAGCTTCTATAAAAACTTATATAGACCCTTCTTATGGAGTGAAGATAAGATATGTTGATCCATCAAACTTAATAACATCTCACACAAATTATCCTGATTACAAAAATATACAGCACGCTGGTGAAGTTTACACTATATCTATAGCTGAATTAAAACAAATGGCTGGTGATCAGTTTACCGAAGAACAATATAAAGATATAGCAGAAAATTATGCAAAGAAAACAGAAGATACTGATTATATGAATAATGGTAGGTTTTCTGGAATAGGGGATTATAACCATGAGTACGATAAGTTTTCTATAGAAATAATGGATGCTGAGTTTATATCTACTTATGACATGAAGTATGAGAAGAAACAAAATAGTTATGGCGGATACGCTGTAAACAAAAGGGGTTATAATTATAAGACTCCAAAAAAATCTAAAAATAAAAGAGAAGTAATACAAAATTCTGTTAAGGTAGTTTATAGTGGTAAGTATATTGTGGGAACAGATTTTATATTTGATTATGGTCTTGCTAAGAACATGTCTAGAAAAAAATCAAAACTATCTGAGGTTTCTTTATCTTATATGGTTTACACCCCAAACATTCATAAAATGCAGAATGTTTCCTTAGTTCAAAGAATGATTCCATTTGGCGATCAGATACAATTAGCTCATTTAAAAATGCAACAAGTAATGGCTAAAGCTAGACCAAAGGGGGCTGCTTTTGAGGTAGGGTCTTTAGAGAATGTTTCCAAAGGTGATGGCGGAACATTTACCCCACTTGAGCTTCAAGAGATATTTGATCAAACAGGTAATATATACTACAGAAGAATGGATGATGAAGGGGCGGCTTCAAACGCTGTTCCTATACAAGAGTTAGAAAATGGCATAGGTAGGGATATGATGCAGTTGATTCAAATATATCAACACAATCTACAAATGGTTAGGGATGTAACGGGTGTTAATGAGGCTAGAGACGGGACAAAGCCATCTAGTGAAGCTTTGGTTGGTGTTCAAAAAATGCAACTACTAGCTTCTAACAATGCCACTAGAAGTATTAACGATGGGTTTTTAAAAATATTTAAGAATTTATCTGAGTCTATATGCTTAAAGTTACAAGACATAGTAGAGTATGATAAAGCTATTGATGGTTATATATCAGCCATAGGTAGTTCTACTATAGAGACTATAAAAGTAAATAAAGATGTGTCCGCTAGAGATTTTGGTATATTTATTGAAATAGCTCCTGATGAAGAGGAGAAAGCTAGGTTAGAGCAGAACATTCAGGTATCTATAGCACAGAAAGAGCTTCGTATAGAGGATGCCATAATGATTAGAGATATAAAAAATGTTAAACTAGCCAATCAATTACTTATACTTAGAAGAAAGAAATATCAAGAAGAGCAAATTGGCATGCAAAAAGCTGCTTCACAGGCAAACGCTCAACAACAGCAACAATCTGTAATGGCCGCTACACAAGCAAAGCAACAAGAGTTACAAATGGAGGCTCAAATAGACATGCAGAAAATGCAGGCAGAGGCACAGATACAAAGTCAAAAAATGCAGTTAGAGTTTCAGTTAAAGAATCAATTTGAAGAAGCTTCTCATAAAAGAAGAATGAATGAAATTCATTTAACAAATCAAGCTAAGGTTGCTGCTGGCAAAATACAAGGTGATTCTAGAAAAGATACTATAGAAAAAAGTGCTCATTTTCAATCAAGAATGATAGAGCAAAGAAAAGGTAATCAACCTCCTATAGAGAATCCTGATCAAGAGTTTGGTGCTTTGCCAGAAATGGAATAAAAATACATAAGTAAAATTTTGTTTTAACAAATAAAATAATTACTTTTGCAAAAATATTGTTTAATTAAATTTAATTTATTATGAGTGACGAAATGGGAGAAATCATCGCAGAACAATTTAGCGGTGAGGTAGTATCTAATGACAATTCACAAGCTGCTGAGGTAGTTGATTTAACAACTCCAGCACCAGAACAACCAGTAGAAGCTACTCAAGAAGCTCCACAACAAGTACAACAGGAGGAGCCTGTGCAAACAGAAAATCCTGTAAAAGAAAATAATGATCGTTCTTTAAATACTGAATCTAGCAATCAACCTGCACAAGAGGATCAAGAACCTACGGAATCTGAAGTAAATGAAGGCTTTGTGAATTACATGAACGAGAAGTTCGGCACAGAGTTTTCATCTGTTGATGATGCCAAAAACGCTCTCTCTCCAAGAGAACTTAATTTTGCTAACGAACAGATAGCACAAATGAACAAGTTTGTAAGTGAGACTGGGAGATCGGTTATTGAATATCTTCAAACTCAAGCGATTGACTACAATAAAATATCTAATGAGGATGTAATGAAGGTTTATATGAAACAAAATAACCCTGACCTTACAACTGAGGAAGTTAATTTATTAATTACCTCTAAATACAAATTAGGAGATAAAAGTGGTAATGAAGCTGAGAAGAAGCTTGGGCAGATTGAGCTTAAAAGAGATGTTGCTAACGCCAGAAAAGATCTTACAAATATGCAAGAGCAATACAGAATGCCAGTAAAAAATGAAGGCATGAGTAATGAAGAAGCAAATGAAATAAGGGAAAATTGGATTAACAGCATGAAGACCGAAGTTGATGATGTAGAATCTCTATCTTTTGATATAAATGATAATGGAGAGGTTTTTGATTTTCAATTAAACGATGACCATAAAAAGTCATTAGTTGAATCAAACTCTAATCTTAATAATTTTTTCGATAGATATGTAGAGGAATCAGGCGACTGGAACTTTGACAAATTAAACATTGATATGTTTGTCTTGGACAATTTTCAAGATATTATAAGAAGTGTTGCGAGTCAATATAGATCCAAAGGCACCGAGCAGGTGGTAAGGGATATAAAAAATCCATCGTTTAACAACGAGCCTAAAAGTAATATATCAAAAGACAAGTCTATTATTGAGCAGTTAGATGATCAGATACATGGAGGAACGGGATCATTATGGAATAGATAACAACAAATATTAATTTAAAATTTATAAAAAATGGCAACAGTAAATATACCTAGTGGTATGCTGATAAAGCCTTCAGCGGTTCAAGTTGCAACTAACGAGAACTATGTAAGTGCTTTAACGGCTACTTCGGGTCAATTTAGACAAAGAGATGTCTCTGAAAAACTTGTTAAGCGTTATGGTGAACAAGGTATTACAGGACTTCTTGAATTAATGGGGTCGAAAGCTCCATGTTCAAACACTTCATTTGAACACTATGAGGAAACTTATAGACATCACAGTATAACTGCACAATTTTCATCTGCTTCAGCAAACAATGCTACTGAGGTAACTCTTACGCTTCAATCAAGCTCTTATAATGAAAACTTTATAGGGGGTGACGATTATTCAGCAGTAAGACCAGGTGATATCTTAAGAGATAAAGATGGTGACATGTGGTACGTGATTAGTTCACAAATGCCTAGTGCATCTACAAGAACTGTTAAAGTTCACTCTATAGATGGTGCTAACCAGGCAAAAACAGGTACAGGTGATGATTATGAGTTCGCAATCATTGGTAACGCTCACCCTGAAGGTGGGATACAGCCAGATGGTTTATCTCCATTAGTACATGAATACTCTAACAAGTGTATGATCTTAAAAGAATCTTTTGAGGTAACAGGTTCTGAGGCTACAAACATTGTATATGTAAAAGTTGACAATGAAAAAATGGGCTCAGGGTATGTATGGTACTTAAAAGGTGAATCAGATACTTATAAGAGATTTATGGATTATTCTGAGATCATGATGATGCTAGGTGAGGATATCACTAACGCTACTTTAGAAGGTGTTAATACAACTTTTGAAAGTGGTACGGCACAAAGTAACTCAGGTCTTAGAGGAACTCAAGGTTTACTTCCTTGGATAGAAACAGATGGACAGTCTATGGACTTAGGATCTGCTTCTATTACAATGGCAGACTTTGACGCTATAATCAAATCATTAGATAAATATAGAGGTGCTAAAGAATACGCTATGTATTCAGGTATCAATCTATCTTTAGATATTGATGATTTATTAGCATCTCAAGGAGCTTATGCTGCTGGCGGTGCTAACTATGGTGCTTTCCAAAATAGTAAAGATATGGCGTTAAACTTAGGTTTCAACTCATTCACTAGAGGAGGTTACACATTCCATAAGAAAACTTATGATTTATTTAACCACCCTAGATTATTAGGAGCTACTGGATTCAACTACAACGGATACGGTGTTTGTATTCCTATGGATATGCAAAAAGACGCTAAGTCTGGTGATAGCATTCCATCGTTAAGAATACGATATAAAGCTGCTAATGGTTATTCTAGAGATATGGAGCACTGGTTAACTGGTTCTGCTGTTCTAGCAAACAAAACTAACACTAAAGATGTGCTACAATCGCACTACAGATGTGAAAGAGGTTTTGAAGGCTTTGCGGCTAACAGATACATGTTAATCAAGAAATCTTAATTATTAACCTTAAAAGTTTTATAACAAATGGAAAAAAACGAAGAAAAGTTTTTATACTTTCAAGAAGCTAAAGCGGGGGCTAATGTAGACGCTGATGAGGTGGCTATGTACCCATTATCATCCTTTTTAGGATTTGATACACAAGCTGGCGACACAAATGGAACAACTTTAACTATGCGATTCAAGCCGATGAGAAGATCTGCTCTTGTTACTGACGAGGGTGCTGTTGGTGAAGAAACAGATGCTATGGTTTTAACTGTTGTTGCAAATAGTCAAAAGTCTGTTATGGCTAGTATTCTTGATAAGATGAACGAACCTTTTTCCAGGGATAATGGCTTTATTGTGGTTGCTAATGTAGTTGACTCTGAGTTTTTAAATTCAAACATAACAAGTGTTGTTGTAACCGTAAGGGCTGCTACAGCGTAATATTAACTTATAAAAAATTATATAGATATGAAAATGTTATATTTTATGAATGCCTCAGATGGGAACTTCAATTCAAGCACATCTACTGCACCAGATGCAGTATGCTATCCAATGTCTAAATTAAAAGGCATGGTATCTAAAGATGCTGATGAACTTTATATGTACTTTGATTCTGCTCAAGCAGCGGGTACAGATGAAGCTAACAACACTTCAGGTACTGATTTGATAACAATAGAATTTCTTACTAACGATGCTCACAAGGCAGCGTTTAGAGATATTGTAGAAGTTATCAACGAGCCTAATATGAAGAACAATGGATTTGCTGTTATTATGGATGCTGCCAACTCTGTCAAGCCTAGCAACGACATTGTAGCTGCTTTCACAATACTGACTGATAACCCTGCGTAAATAGGTAGCTGTCTTGAAATGATATATAGGCAGTCTAAAGAACACATTAAGGAGGGGGAGCTTATCCTCCTCCAAGATGTTTTAATTTTAATTTAATTTAATTTTTAATACAATGAAAAAAGCAAAAAAAGTAATAGAGGTAAAAGAAAATATTAACATACCTCCATACCAAGAAAAAAGTGTTGAGGACACTATTGTGGCAGAAAAGCCAGTTAAAAAAACAAATACTCACGGAATAAAAAACCTAAATAAAGGTTTTATAAAAAATCCTAAAGAAGCTACCACGTATAGATTAATAAAAGAAAGAAGAGATCGTAAAGGTCATATTAAATTTCCTATTGTTTATATGTTAAAAGCTGAGGATATTATATTTGATGAAGAAAAAGGTGTTAATAGAAAAATAAGATACATACCTGGGGAGTCATCTATATTTGAAGATGAGCAAAAAGAAGATGCAAAAGTAAAATCTCCTATTACATTTAGTAATGGATTCTTAAGAGTGGATTACACAAACCCTACTTTAAAAAAGTTTTTAGATATGTGTAACTCTAATTCTAGTAACCCTAATAGGGTAGCTACATCACCTGCATCATTTAAACTTATGGATTACGCTAAACAAGCTCAGGAGAGGTTGCAAAAAAGTGTTAAATCTATGGATGCCTTAAAGTTAGTTTTTGAACTTCCTTTAGATAAGCTTTTAGGATATGCTCAAGTATTAGGAGTAAGGGTTGATAAATCTACAGATGAGATTAGATATGATATGAAAGTTTTAGCTGAGAAAGATCCTGAAAAGTTTATAACAGGACTTGATGATCCTAAGATGGAAATCAAACAATCATTACTTAGAGCTAAAGATTTTGGAATTATAGATTGGAACGCTCAACAAGTTATGTGGGTCCAGGGAGATACAAGGCCTGTAATAACAAAAGTACCATTGGGAGTTAAGCCAGTGGACTTTCTAGCTGATAAATGTATGACTGATTCTGGTAGTTCTATTATGGATCAGATAAAAATACACTTATCTAAATACAATTAACATTACTTTACATTAACAATAAGGGGGGTACAAGTTTGTTGCCTCCCTTTTTTTTTGCTATATTTGTTGAAAATGTTTAGATATGACGATTGATGAGTTATATAAGTTTATACAATTTATAGCAAATAAAGAACAAAGAGGGTTTATAAAACCTTCTGAGTTTAATATGTTAGCTGAAAGAGCTCAAATTGATTTAATACACGATAGGTTTGCTAGGTATAAGGCTAAGGATAGACCATCACTAGCTTTAGAGCAAAATAATTCTGTTATAGATGATATACACACTCTTGTGACACAAAAAAGGTTAAGTTATAATAATATACCTATACCCCAAGATGATGTTGACAACTGGAATACTGCTTATCCAGGGGAGCCTTTTCCTTATCAATACCTTATAGATCAATTTAATGAAGAAAAGTATGGTGTTGGATCTTGGCAGACTCCAGATGATTATTTACATTTTATACAATTAAAAAGATCTACAAGTAATCCTGATGACCTAACGTTTAACCAATTTAATACTTTATTTGCAGATCTTCCTTACGACAATATTGAACTATTAACACACGATCAGTATCTTATGAGAAAGGAAAGTGTTTTAAATCCTATTGACGCTATGAATCTAACTGGAATGGGCGGTAAGGCTGTGGCTGTTGTTGTAGAGGGTGGTTTTAGGATTTATAAAAGCGATTCTTACATTACCGCAAAGCAGACTTGGACATCAGTAACCTCTCCTTCATATTCAACTTTCCCTGGAACTGTTTCTAGAAGCGATTATTTTTTAGAATATATACGAAAACCAAAAAAACCTCATTGGGGATATACTATGGTTAACAATATGTATGTATTTAATCCATCTAGCCCTAATACAGTTGAATTAGAATTATCTGAAAAAACACATAGTGAAGTAGCTCAAAGAATGCTTTCTTATATAGGTATATCTCTTAGGGATCAAGAACCTTTAGGATATGCAGAGGCAAAAGTACAAGATCAAAAAAAATCCTAAAAAATGGCAACAAGAAGAGGTATAGCGGAACAAATATTAAGAATAATTAGCGGGGGGCAACCTACCACTGAAATAGATATTAGTATAAGAGAAATAATGTTTTTAGTTGACCAGGAAAGGGACGCCATGATTAAAGCTGAAATATTAGACTCTATGTACACTAAAGGGGTTGCTAACTCAAAAGCGGAATTAGAGATTTTAGGCCAATACCTTATAGAGAAATCTATAAACTTAATTGGGGGAATAAAAGGGGGTTCAGGAGTTGGTTTGTATGGACTTCTACCTGGCTTAATGTCTTTACCAAAAGATATGGCCGTGCAACATGTTCGTGCATCTGGTGCAGCTTTTTCTCAACATGATCACGATGATGACAATCTAGGTGAAGTTAATATACCCACAAATAGACAAAGAAGGGTGGTAGAGGTTTCTGTAGACGAAGGTCTTGTCTCAAACTCAACTGGAGAACTTCTTTTTTTTGGGTTCACAAACGGCCCTTTAAAAATGGATGATAATTATATAATATCATTTACACTTAACACAGGAGATGATTATACTGAACCTAAAGAACATAATATAAGTTTTAATATTAATACAAAAAAATATAAAAACACTATATATAGTTGGCAAGGATTAGCTCAAGCGATTAAAGCTAGTAATGATTTTAAGAAGTTTTTAAAAGATTTTAAATTAAAACATGTATCAGGTGGTAGTGACACAACGCAATCTGATATAATAATAAGTGGTTTATATAACTTTTCTATTTCAAACCTTCAAATAAATTCAGCAGATTCTGGCGGGGACCACGGTTTTGTTTATACTTTTACTGACACAAATGGGTTTACTCAAGATCAAATATCTGACACTTCTTTAGAGATTATAATAAATAATACTCCATACACAGTAGATTTTTCTAACGAAGATTGGGGTGACGCTATATCAGCGGATGGGATAAGCTTTATAAATGCTCTTACAGCTGCTCAGTATGTAGCAAAGGCGTTTGTTTTAAAAAATGCTGACAAAATAGCTAAAGAACAAAATATTGCTGTTACAGCAAAAGCACCATTAAGTACAAATTATTTTGGACAAGATGGGGAGGGTGGACCAAATAATTTAATATGGTTTGTAGAAATGACTCAAAGAGGTGGTTTTAATATAAACGTTAGTTCACCTGGAATAATCACCCCAACCATATTAGGGAACACTCAGGCTTATATAGCAGGGTATGATGAGGCAACAGGAAACCCTAACCAATGGGGGGCCTATAACCAACAAGGGTATTATCCAGCTAGGTTTAAGAAAAACAAAACTTTTACAAGAATGCCTAGTAATGGTCAATATAATACTTTATATAACAAAGCCGTTACAATGAGTGGTAGGGATTATTATTATATACAGGGTAATAAAATATATTTATATGAAAAATATAATACAGATGATTTCGATCAAATAGTAGTTACTTTTCTATCAAACTCATCATATCTTAATGATAACGACCCTTATCCAGTACCTTCTGATCATGTTAATATTATTATTAAAAACGTTATTCAGATACTTGGTGTTATGAGGCAAGCTAAAAAAGATATGACTAATGATAACCTTAAATAAATAAAAGATGGCTTATAATCAAAATTGGTACGAATATAACAATAATATAAATTCAGCACAGTTTGTTTCTGTTCAAGAGGTTATACAAGATCTTATTGTAGAAGAAGGAAAATCTAGTGAGCATGATTATTTAAGATATTTTAAAATGGCTTTAAGTGGATTAAAAGAATTAAGTTTTGATACAGTAAGGCAAATAAAAACAATAGAGTTATCTCTAGATCACAAAAATACAGTTAGACTTCCCCTTGATTATGTTTCTTATACTAAGATAGGCGTTGTTGGGGGTAATGGGGAAATGAATTATTTAGGACAAAAAACTGAAATAAATTTTGTTCACGGATCTAAATCAACTACTGATGATAATGAAACAGACCCTCCTATATTTACAGATAATATTCCTGGAGACGGTATACATGGTAGATTCGGACAGGGTGGAGGTAATAACGCAAATGGTTATTATAGAGAGAATTTACAAGAGGGAACCATAGAGTTTTCAAATACAAAAGGATCTATAATATTAGAATACATTTCAGATGGGTCTACAGGTCTTTCTGGAGATGAGATAAAAATACACGCTTTTGCTGAAGAGGCTTTAAAGGCTTATGTGTACTGGAAATCTATATACAGAAAAAGAGCAATTAATATGAATGAGAAGATGATTGCTAAGAAAGAATTTTATAATCAAAAGAGACTTGCTAGAGCTAGAATGCAGTCATTCAATAAAGAAGAGGCTTTACAGACTACAAGAAAAGCATTTAAGCAGGCTCCAAAACTTTAAATAAATGCCTAGCCAACAATTAAAAAGAGTATTTATAGGTGGACTAGACAAGGACACTGATCCTAGACTATTGAAGAATGGTGATTATCACTATGCTTTAAATATAAGAAATATATCTTCTGAGTCAAACACAGAAGGTGTTATAGAAAATATAAAAGGTAATAAAATAGTTTCGTATGAATTTCCCAATCTAGTTGGAAAGTGCACGCCTCAAAGAACTGTTCTTTTTATGCCCTCTAATAATTACATATCTAATTATTCTAACTGGCCAGAAGCTTATGATTACGTTATACAACAAAATCCTTCAGCGTATTTTAATGGACAGCTTATAGATAACCCTATATCTACTTATGTTTCAGATACAGAGCAGGGTTATTATCCAGCAAATTTTAATATAGGACTTACAAGTTCTTTATCAAATGTAAACACTCCAGAAATACAGGCTCCTATAGAATATGAAGGGTCTACTGCTGAAAATCAATTACTTTACTTAACAGCTTTTGTAGAAACTTATGGGCCAATGTTTTCGAATGCTGGGGTAACAGTTACTGTTATAAATAATAATTCTGAATACTGGAATGACGAAGACTGGTTTGAAAACACTAATCTTATAACAAGTAATCCTAATTATACTCCTGGTCAAATTTATGCCTATGCTTTATTATTTGAAGGTACTTGTAGCACCTCTGCTGAACAGTTTCATATAAATATATTAACTCAAGGAAGTCCTGATGTTAACATTGTAAATGGTCCGTATGGAGATAGTGATCAGTTATTAATACCTGAGAATGGTTTTGTTTCAATGGGATGGAATGTGGTTGATGAGGCAAAAAAAAACTATATGGAAGGTGGCTTTACAGCCTTAACTAATTTAGGTCAACATCCAGAAATAACCCCTGTAAACTACACTTGTATAGGGACTTATGAGGATACTAAAAATGATCATATATACTATATGGTGGCTAGTGATCCTGGAGCTGGGCTTCATCATATATTAAGATATAACTTACAATCTAATAATATAACCACAATTTTTAGAGACAGTGGTAATCCAGGAACAAGTGTATTTAATTGGAGAAAGGAGTTTTTAATAAATGATATTGATAAAGTAGGAGATGTTCTTTACTGGACCTCAAGGCAATATGGGGAGCCAAATGCTCTTAATGTTATAAAGTCTAGATCTAGTATGGCTTTGATTGATGGTATAGTAGGGGATTATCAAGTAAACGAAGAGGGAGTTGTTACTGGTTATTCATTAAGTGATTATTATCCATATCAATTATATAGCCCAACTTATCCATCGGCAGATAAAAAACAATATGTAGAGCTAATTAAAAGACCTCCTCTTGATTATCCTGTATATACATATTCAACAGATCCAAATTTTAAAAAGAATAACCTACATGGTCACATGTGGCAATTTAAATATAGGTATCATTTTTATGATAAAGAAGTAAGTGCATGGTCCCCTATTAGTGATATTGTTCCCTCTCAAGTTAGTATGAATAATATACCTCAAGAAAACAATCAATCATCTGATAATAAAATAGAGGTAACTATAAAAAACTCATCTGGAATTGTTGAGTTTATTGAAATAGCTGTATTAAAATGTAAGGACCTTGGAAATTTTCCAAAAGGAAATAGAGGTGACTTTAAAAGTATGGCTAAAATAAAAAATGATTACGGTGCTTGGTTAACAAATGAAGATTCAACACAAACAGTTAATTTTTATAATGATAAAATGTACACTAATTTAGATAGCGTAGAGAGCACAAAGTTGTTTGATAACGTTCCTAGATCAGCTACAACACAAACTGTTTTATCTAATAATAGATTAGCTTTTGGTAATTATACAGAAGGTTTTGACGTTCCTTTAACAAATACATCATTAACCCCTCAATATGGGTTTACATCTAACCCAACAGCCCTAACAGGGCAAGAGGCTCAGTCTATTGTTTTATTTCCTTACTGGACTAATAATCAACAGTCCAGCACAAATGATTTAGCTTATACGCTTGGTAGTATTTTAAACACAACTAACGCACCAACTTTAACTATAGATCCTAGTTTAAATCAAGGTGATGAAGATACTATAAATGCTTGGTGGGGATCTGATCCACTAGGTCTTGGTAACCCATTAGGTACTGATACTGATTCAGATGGTTTTGTGGACACTATAGCTAGTGATAGTACAGCTAATATAGCTTTTAATTCTCACAGTTTAAACACAGTAGGTCAATCAACTCAAGTTGTTATTAATGCTAGCGACCCATCATTAGTAGAGTCTTCCACGGACAACCCTCTTGGAAATGGTGTTTATACGGGATCTAATGCTGGCGGTGCAGAAGGTTTTCCTAGAGTTAAATTGTTATTTAATTTTGGTTTAGTTAATTGGGGAGATGGTGCTACAATTAATATAGATCTTAGTTGGAAGTTTAAAGTAAGAAGAGAGTTTAATCAATTAGGGACAGCTAAGTCTCAAGACTCTCAAGAGCACGTTTGTAGATTTAATTATACAATACAAACACTACCTGGAGAGACAGATGTAGCTACACAAATGAGTCACGTTGCAGAGCAGTTAAGAGCTGCGATAAATCCTACTACATCAAATGACATACCTTCATATAATGACGAGTCAGATATAGATGGGCTAGGTACAGATAAACCAGAACAAGCGAGTGATTATGATTTTTCTTGGCACAAAAGACCTATTGTAGATGGCAGTACGTTAATATTAGAATGGGTAGCACCAAAGAAGAACGTATTTCCTTCAGCACCTCCTAATTTAAATCTTTATGAATATAGAATGATTAGCTCTAATGGTGGTAACGTTCCTGGATATAGTTTTTTAATTAATAACATCAATGCTAATCAACCAGGTTCTAATAATAACTTTAAAAACACAGCACAACTTACTTATGGTACAACGCCTTATAATCAATATGGCGGTGGAATAAACTCTGTATCATCTTTTAAAAGTGGAGCCTTTCATAATTTTGGACTTGTTTATTACGATGAAAAAGGCAGATGCTCTACAGTTCTTGTAGATGATGAATCAAAAACTTATGTTAAGTTTCCAACAGAAAGAACAAATGCGGATGTGGATATAGAGAATGATCTTATAGATGAAAATAATATAGATATAAATGGACCTGTAAGTATAATGTGGAAAATAAATCATCAAGCTCCTGATTGGGCTAGTCATTATAGATGGTTTTATTCTAGAAATAATACTGTTGATGAATTTGTTCAGTTTAGATCATTAAAGGCTCATGTTAATCAAAGTGATGTTGTTGATGATGATCGTATATATATAAGTATGGCTGGCTTAAAGGGTAGAGATGATTCTTATATACCACTTGATGCTGTTAGTGAAGAAGGTATTCCTAACCCAGATGTTAATATATTTGACTATAGGTTTAAAAAAGGGGATAGAGTTCGTTTTATAACAACGGGTAGTCAATCAGCTTTAAGCCCAGGTCAAGAACAAAATGAACTTATTTCGGATCAATATATAGACGTTCACGTTTCAGGATTTAAATATTATAGTGCGTTTGATGAATCGGCACCAATACAAAACAATCAAGAGTTAAATGCTTTAAACTCTGATGGGTCAGAAGATGGGTATTTTTTAATTGTACGTGAAGTTAAAGATGCTCAAGGCAATCCAATACCTGGATACTCTAAGCAAGATGTTATAAATGGAACGGATAACTTTAGACAATCTGTTATGGAAATATACAGAGCAAAAGAAGAGACAGGGCCTGAGGAAACATTATACTATGAGTTTGGAACAAAATATAAAATAGACCAAGCCTCTAGAAGACATAGAGCTCCTATTGCAGATCAGGGAGGCTCCTTTACAGAAGATGTTTTTGGTAACGTTACGTCAAACACTCCAGCAGTGGGTCAGTTTACAACAGGTGATATTTATTATAAATCTAGAATAATGCAACAGGTAACAGGAAATGATATTCCTTTTAATGTAGAGGATTATTATTTAAACGATTATCAAGAAACTAATCACTTTAGTATAGGTAGAGCGAATATATATTCTGTAAACTATAAAGAGGATAATAGAGAAGCTTCTATCACTTATTCAGATGTTTATCAACCAGATACGGATTATAACGGATTAAACTCATTTAACTTATCTTTATTTAATTGGGAGGATTATGATAGAATAGATGGTGGTATACAAAAAATAGAATCTAGAGACACCGATCTTATAATGATTCAAGAAGACGAAACGTATAGAATACCTGTTGAGAAGGATGTTATTTTTAATGCTAAAGGTGAGGCTAATGTTGCTTTATCTAATAAAATACTTGGAACAAGAACTTTCTTTTTTAGTAAATATGGTATAAGTAAAAATCCAGAATCATTCGTAAAGAATGGAAATATTTTCTACTGGACTGATATAAAAAGAGGTGCTGTACTAAGATTATCTAGAGATGGTATTACGGTTATATCAGACCTTAAAATGTCAGATTACTTTAGGGATAGATCAAGTGATTATGATAAGTACGATCCACAATATAACTGGGACACAAATTACGGAACTATTACGGGTGCTATGTTAATGTCTGATAATAAACACTTTAGAATTAAGGGTGGTTGGAATCCTAAACACAATGAATACATTGTACAGTTTCCTGAGATAATGCAGAATCAAGATGAGTGGGAGTATTATGAAAGTGTTTTTGAAGGCTCTGATGAGGAGTGGGAGGATTATATAGCTGATCGCACAACAATAACAGAAGGTTCTGTAGTTTCTTTTGCTGAAAAACAAAAAAGATGGATGACGTTTTATTCTCATGTTGCAGATTATTATGGTAAAATAAATAGAAAGTTTGTGTCATGGAAAGATGCAGGGCTTTATGTTCACGATGAGGATGAGGAAAACTATAACACATTTTATGGGGATCTATATCAAACAATGTTAGATTTCTATTTTAACAAAGGCCCATCAACAGTAAAGGGGTATAAAACAATTACCTTAGAATCAACACAAAAAACGGATGTAGGTTTAACTACAGATCTATCTTCAACATCTATAAATCAAAACAATTTTGACGAAAGAGAAGGTAAGCTTTATGCACAAATACCTTTTGTAACGCAAAATGGGGTAGGTGGGGACATAATTGGCGTTGGTACAGGGAGCACTGTTGCGGACGAGGATGGCGTGCTTACATCTACTATAACTGGCTTAGGAACAAATTTTACTAATTCTAATCTTATAATAGGAACTTCGGATGACCCTACTTCAAATGAGTATGGAGATCAATTATTTTACTTTGATGAAGATACTCAACAAAACGTTTTAGTTGGAACAATATCTACTATAATAAGTGACACAGAATTAACATTAGTAGCACCACCAACAACACTTGATGAGGATGGCAATATTATTGATTTAACTTTTGATGGGTTGTTTTTATTTGTTATTAGAAATGCTTTTGCAGAAGGAGATAGAATGAAGGGTAGGTATATGGAAACAAAACTTAGTAAGCTAACTAATCAACCTATGGAAATATTTAGTGTGGGATCTACTGTTTTTAACAGCGAACTTAGTGATGATTAACTTGTTTAAATAATTTTAAAAAACTATATTTGTAAATATTTATTATGAAAAACAAAAAAATATATAGACCAGGAGGAATGCCTACTTACGGAAAAGGGGGTAAAACATACTCTACAAAAAAGTATAAAAAGGACCCTAGAAAGGCTGATGAAGGTTTTTTTCAGTCAATGACCAGTTTTCTAAACAACCCTTTAGTTTCTATGGGTGGAGACCTTCTTGGTTATGGTTTACAGTATGCCGCTACTCAACAACAACAAAATGCACTACAGGATGCTTTAGATAATGTTCAGGACCCAGGTCAGGTTATAAGTGGGCTAGAAGGTGTTACAGACGTTCTTACTCCAGATCCAAGTGCCTCAATAAAAGATAGAATTTCTGAAGTTGAAGGAAGAAGTACAGATGTAGAAATAGATACTACAGCTTTAGGTGATAAAAGAGATGCTGCGGAGCAATCGTCAGCAAATGTTTTAGCAAACTTAAGTAAGGGTGGAGCAAAAGGAATGGCTGGTATAAGTCAAGTTTTAGATGCACAAAATAAATCTGATTTAGGTATAACTGACCAAGCTTTAAATATAGAGGCACAAGAAACCTCATTAGAGGAGCAGGCTAAAAAACAAAAAGAAGCTGATTTAACAGGATTAACAACTGCTCTTGGTGGTCAGGAGTTTAAAGCAGATGAAACGATGTCTGATATATATAAACAAGAACTTGAAAGTACCGCAGATTTAGAAACAGCTATAATGATAGCTCAATTACAAAATGTTGGTGCTGGATCAACAATGTTAGGAAACATTTTAACAAGTAAAGATGGAAGCATAGTCCCTGAATATGAAGAGGGTGGTAAGAATGAAGAGGTAATGGAAGAAGGTGGAGACAGTGAGAATACAATGGAGCCTGGTCAACCAGAAGTTTCTCCAGGAGAAGAGGAGCACGCAACAAATCCTATAGATCTTGTTAGAGATGGCGAGAAGATAGGGGAAATGACAGGTGGTGAGGTTATTATGCCATCTAAAGACGTGAAAGTTTTAGAGCAATTATTGTCAAATAAAAACTCTGATGGGGTTATGAGGTTAATGGCGATGTTAATGAATAAATGGACTAAAGAGGCTGTAGAGCATCAAGAAAAACAAATAGGTGGAACTAAAAATGCTAGAGGTGGAATGAGAATGTACAAGCCTACGAGCAAAATAAATTACTAATAAAATGGGTGTATTAACTGGATCGCCAAAAGGGCCGATACAACTTCCTGATTATAACCAAAACTTTATAGCTGTAAAGCAGCTTAGGTTAAAAAGAAAAGAGCTTGAGCTAAAAGAAAGGCTTGCTGAGCAACAATTAAACAAAGGTAAGACTAAGGGGCCACCTTTAGCTAAGTTTAGTAAAACTGAAGCCAACTTCCAAGATAGATTTCATTCAGTACATGATGAGGCGATGGATCAATTAGATCAATTTGCTATAAATAACGCTGATAAACTAAATCCAAACAGTGATTTATATGATATAAAAACTGACAGGATTTTTCAAAACATGCAGAAAAGTGTAACAAGAGCTGCTGATCATAGTAATAGTTGGGTTACAAACGGAACTGATTTTTTATCTTACATTAATGAAAAAGATGAATACGGAAATAGAAAAGTAGATGTTTCTAGCTTAGAACAAAAACCTAAATACCTAAATATAAACACGGTTCAGACTAGCATGGATTTAAGAAATGAACCATTTATTTTTCAAAATAGCTTTTGGACAAATGACGAAACTGTACAGCAGCAATTATCTTTAAAAGAAGGTGGGGACCCTAATAATATAAATGATTATTTAGTTGATGAAAATGGGTTCTTTTTAAGTAAAGGGGGAGGATTGGTAGTAGAACTTCAGTCAAATGGTCAAAACGCCCAGTCAGGATTGTTTACGATAGATGATGTTTTTAATCAAGAAATTTCTGGAGACAGTATAAGGTTTGATAGTAACGGTAATTTAATGTATGGGGAAAAAATGTTTTTTGAGCATTTTGACACAGGGTTTTTTGATAAAAATAAATACCAAACATTAGATAAGCCTACAAACTTTATATACGAATTAGCTGGAAAAAAACTTAAGTTTAGTAATTTATTAAACCAAGTATCTGAAAATAAATACGAAATTGATAATGAAGCTATTGGAAAAATAAGACAACAGGGTATAGATTTATTTTCTTGGAACGGTCAAACGTGGGGTAATGACTATGGAGACGCTTTAGCTCTTCAGGTTGCTAGAAAATACGTTTCTGAAAAATATGGTATACAGGAAAGTGAAGTTGATCAGGCTCAAATAAATGCTGTTCTTCCTATGATAAAGAACAATGAGATATTAGCTGAGGAGTTTAGGTCTGAAGATGGTGGATTTATAAAATCTGTATATGACCAAAAAGAAATTAAAACATTTAATGATTATGCTGGAGAGTTAATTTTAGAAAGCTACGCTAATCAAAATAGATTTAGTAAAGAGAAATTTACATCAAACCGTGCAGAGATAAAGGAGCAATTAAAAATTAATGAATATAAATGGGAGTCATCTCAAATGATAGGAAATATTGCTCACGTATATCCTACTCACGATAATTTTACTCAAAAAACAGCCTTTACTACCTATGGATATACAGGGGTTCAAGAGAACATAACAGGATCGGATTATTTAACTTTTCAAAATAACACTAACTTTATTACTGTAGAGGATGTAGCTCAACAATATATAGAACAAAAGGCTGGTACATTTGTAGGTGCACAGCACGCTATGATACCTATTGACTCTAGAACTGGAAAGATAATGGAGGGTACCTGGATTGATAATAATAATCAATTTAAACCATTAACTGCTGAGGATGCTAAATATTGTGTTATTGTCCCAATGTTTAAAGGTCACTTTGAACCAGAAGATCCAGATGCTATAAAAAGAGCAATTTCAAATGATAATGCAGATGCTAAACCAAGTGAAATTGTTACAATAGACGGTGTTGAGACTTACGTACCTATGACTCAAATGAATACGATGTCATCGAACCTAAAGCTTTATTCTAAGTTTATAGAAAAAGCTGAAGAAGTTAATAACAATGGGGTTGTGGGTAAATCTGATAGTCCGTCATACGCAGAGGGTGGTATTGTAAGTAAAAAAAATAACTGGAAACTTCCAGGATCATAAATAAAATAATTAGAAAATGGCAGTAATTTATCAAAAGGATAAGAACGCTATAAAGTTCATACAGGAATTTTACTCAAAATTGACAAAACATAAATTGTCACAATATGAGGTAGATAGTATATTAGCTCAATATGATGGAGATTATCATAGCATGGTTAAGGATTTGTATGACAAGCTTTCTGATCACAATTTATCCGAAGAGGAACTTGACTCAGTAGTTAATCACTACGGGTTAAAAAAAAAAGACTCGGCAGATTCTACATCAGATTCGGAAGGTGGTACATCGGATTTATCCGAAACGAAAACAGATAAAAAAACCTTTAAAGCTGAAGAAGGTGCTGTTGTTCCAACCGAGGATCAAGACGTTTGGTTGTACAATGATTATATAGGTTATTACCAAAAAAATGGTAGAAACGTTCCGCATTCAGATGTTCCTGAAAACATAAAAACAAAACTAAAAAACGAATACCTAGAAAAAACCAATCAAGAGAAAGTTAATATTAAAAATCAGAAAATAGATAATGCTATATCTTCTTTAGGAGAAATGGTTGAGACTTCAGGTTTTGATGGAGATTACTCTAAAAGTTTTAAAATACCACAAACAAAAACAGGAATAGAAACTTTAACAGGTTTATTAACAGATCCATCAGCAAGAGAGAAATTAGGATATGGATATATGAGTGAGTCTGAAGTAAACGATTATTTGGTTAAATTAAATAATGCTGAGAATAATCTTGATATATGGAAACAAAATATATCTGATGAGGATTATATAAATATACTTAAACAAGAAAATGAACAAAAAGGTAATAAAAACACACCTAGGTTAGATCAACAAAATATAAACGAAAAGTTAGAAAAAAAACAAAAATACGACAACGGAGAGGCTGTTAATCTATATGCGATGCCTTCTGCCACAGACCCTACTCTTTTTAACCCAAGACCTATAAATGAAGATAATGTTGAAGCACTTTGGACAGGTACAGAAAATCTTTATAAGGTGCCAAAACTTGATGATGAAACAACTAGAGAGGGATTATATGGAGCTGCAACATACAATACTCCAGGTTTACAACAGCTTCTTAATTTTAATAAACCTCCAGGTAGTAATGAATATCAGCACACAACAAAAAAAGGTCTTGATGCGTATAATTCTTTATTAAACTTAACCTATGAGGTTGATGATATTAATAAAGAAAAAGAATTAATACTAAAAGAAGGTGGCGTAAAAGACTGGAATAATTTACCAGATAATTTAAAAAATGAATATCAATTATTACTTGATAGAGAAAAACTTATTGGTAACACGTCTGAGCGTTGGGATATGGACGCTGAATCAAATGCTCTATTAACTATTTTTAACCAAGAGTTAAGTTTAAGTAAACAAAAAATAGCAGAGGGACAAACTGTTAGTCAAGATCCAATTTATAACGATAATGATGTGAATCAATTTTTGGTTTACAACTATGATGTTTTTTCAAATAAAAAAGTAGAAAACGCTAGATTTCCTCTTTCAAACCTTGATTTTAATGATGTAGATAAAGAGACGTTTCAAAGATTACAAATGGAGGCTCAAGAAAACGCATCTTATTTATATACCCCAGGATATATGTTATATGGAGATGAAAGTGCATTTACATCAAATCAAGCTGGTCTTATAGATTCTTTACAGTTAGGTAGTGATCAAAAATACACACCAAAAGAAGCTACTCCTTATGGCGACATATTATCTTTTAATACTACTTTTAGTCAAAAATATGGATACGGTAAGATAGTAGACATGTCTAAGGAGATTAGAGAACTTTCTGCTGGACTATCTAATGAGGAGATATTTGCTAATCCTGAAATAGTAAGTAAAATAAACGACTATCATTACTTTAGTAAAAAAGTAATTTATGACAAAGTCACCGCTGAATATGGATTAGATTATGAGGGCGAAATGTCTGCTTTAGGTGGCAATAGGACAATGAGTATGTTTAGGTTAGGGGAGTCTTATCAAAGATTGTTAAATGAAGAAAAAAGTATTTCAGAACAATTAGAAAATCAGGATCTAGATAATAAGGAAAGAAAAAAACTTGAAAACGATTTTATTAACGTAAGAAACAAAAAAACACAAAACAGATCTGTTTATAATAAAATTAAAGAAGAGGGTCTACCTGGTTATGATGAGTTATTTAATTTAGTTTCAGGGGATTATGACGATGAGGTTAAAATGGATCCAGAAAGTAAACTGCAATTTGATAATAGCGTTCAGCAAATAATGACTAGCAGAGAAAAATATTTAGCTTTATACGATCAATATATTCAGAGTTATGGGCCTGAAGCTGCTCTTAATAAAATGGAGGATCAGATGTTTAAGATAAATGGTAGTATGATGCACATGAATTATATGCACGACAATACCTATATAACATTACCATCGGGATCAAAAATACTTGTAGGAGACATGATGAATTATGTTTATACTAATTCAAGAACTCCTGTTAGGATGGGGACTAAGGGTACACGTGAATTGTACTATAAAGAAGTTGATGAAAACCCTTATTTAGCCTCTGATCAAATAGGTCTACCTGATAATATGTATGGGACACCTGATCAAACTTATGAACAAGGACCTTCTATGGGAGCCTCCTCTAAACCAGGACCTCTTTATCAAGGACCTGTTATAAAGTTGGATATGGATGCTTACGGAAAGCTTAATCCAAAAACTAATTTTCTTGCAAGAAGTGTTGATTATTATTTTGGAGCTAAATATGAAAAAGAAGATTTAAAGTTTATGTATGATCACGCAAAAAAGTTTGCTACTGACTATCAATATCACTGGGCTGAGTTGGTTACTATATCAGAAATGATAGCGTGGAATTATGACCCAACCCAAGGGTATACTGAAAGATCAGGAGGAAGTCTTTTTGTAGAGTCTATGGGAACAGAATTAGGAAGGGGCCTTAAAAATATAAGTAGCAGTATAAGTGTTGCAACGGGGGGTATGGCTTATAAGCCAAATCAAGAATTATCAGAAATAGAGCAAAGAGATATGGTGCACAGTATTTTAGTGGGTGCTACTGGTGAGTCAACAGAAGATGCAAAAGCAGAATCTGAATTTGCTTGGTCTCAGACATTAGGGTCTGGAACGGGAATGGTGGGTGTAATAATAGCTGAGTTGTTATTTACTAGAAAATTTTCTGTATCCGCTATAAACAAACTTGATAAAGCTTCTGACGCATTTAAGTCTATAGAAAGATATAAAAAAATAATTCAAAGCTCAAGGGTAGGTAAGGTTTCCTCAACCATACTTAATGACACTTTTGTTGGTGCCATGTCTTTTGAATTAACTTCTAATCCTGATGTTACTTGGAAAATGGGTGCGGCAGAAGGGTTTGTTCAATCAATTCTTAGTAATTTATTTTTTGGTAAAAGTAAATATGCTAAATTTTTATTAGGGGCATATAAAAAAGCTCCTAAATCAACAAATGCTGCTTACTGGACCACTAGAACTGCACTAGGGGGTACTTCTGAAATGTTAGCAGAATATGCTGGTGAATTTACACAGCAACTAAGCGATTTAAATGGAAATTGGAAAGAAGCTTGGATTGCTACATTTGGAGCTACTCAAGATGAGGCTCTTCAAAAATTTGCTGTTACAGCTATATTGTGTTATGGAGCGTCTGGTGCTTTTAATTTAAGGACAGCAAAGGGAATGGAGCTCGAGTTACAAAGATTTGTTGACTCGGGAGTAGGCCCTAACGGACAGCCTTTGTCACCAGAAGCTGTAGCACAAGGTCAAGATTATTTAGATGCTATTGATGAGCATAAAAAAGGACCAATGGGAGAGCAGATTGATATGTTTGAAAACATGACTTGGGAAGACTCTTCTGAAGCAGCTTTATTTAAACTTGACCAAGAGGTAGATCCAGATTTTGCATCTCCTGAAACAAAAACTGTGGTAATTGATGGTGTTCCCACAACTACTTTAGTTGAGCCAGGATCTCCAATTTATTCTGTAGACGGCAATAGTTTAAGTAAAAAAGATATAATTAAGTTTATAAACGAAGGTGGATTAAGTAGAAAGGATATTGAGGTTGTTATTGAAAATGATAAAGAAGTATCTGATTTAGCTGAAAACATATTAAATAAAACAACAGAGACAGAGGAGTTAGGAGTAAAGCCTACAGGGCAAAACATAATTTCTACTAAAGGTTCTAATACTAATCTTACACAAAAAAAAGAAACTTGGGATTATAAAAATGACGAAGGTGAAGATAAACGTGTTAATATTAATTATAAAGGAGATGGAACTGTAGAGGTAAAAATGCAAGATAAAATAGATGGTAAGTGGGAGACTGTACAACAACTTCATAAAATAAATAAAGATTTTCAAGAAAAACATGGAGAAAATTTTGTTCAAGAATGGATTAAATTAATGGATTATGTTGAAGGGACTCCTAAATTAACTGAATCAATAACAGATGTTAATAAACTATACAGTCAAAAAATAATAGAAAAACATGGTCTTGTAAACACAACTCCTACTGAAACTGATGATGGTAAACAATTAGATCTTTTTGAGGGAGAATCAACAAGAAGTTCTGCTGGTAATTCAATAAATGTTCCTGCTGGCCAAAGGGTATTTAACGATCCTAATCCAGGAACAGCTCAATCAACAAAAGATTATATAGCTAAAAACGGAAGTAATTTAGGTATAGATTACTCGCCTCCACAAGTAGATAATAAAAGAAATGAAGAAAGATCTAAAAGAATAGCTGATGCGTATGATTCTATGGAAAATAATCCTGAGGATCCTAAAACAAAAAGTGCTTATGAGTCTTTATCTAAAGAGGTTCAAATGCAGTACAATCAAATGATTAGCGATGGTGTTAATGTAGAGATATGGGAAGGGACGGGAGAACCTTATGCTAATAGTGACGAGATGATTAAAGATGTTAGAGATAACAATCATCTATATATATACTCAACAATAGAGGGTTATGGCGAAACTGAAATTTCAGAAAAAGCTATGCAAGATAATCCTTTATTAAGACCAACTGAAAAGGTGGATGTAAATGGAAAGCCATTACTTGTTAATGATTTATTTAGAGCTGTGCACGATTATTATGGTCATACAGAACTAGGAAATGGATTTGGTGTTATAGGAGAAGAGATGGCTTGGCAAAATCACTCTAGAATGTTTAGCCCTAATGCTAGAAGAGCCATGACTACAGAGACTAGAGGACAAAATTCTTGGGTTAACTTTAATAAAAACTTAAGAAACCCAGATGGAACAATACCTAAAAAGGGAGACAATAACTACGTTTCTCCTAAAGAAAGACCTTTTGCTGATCAAAAAATAGGATTACTTCCAGATGAATTTGTCTTTGTAGAAAGAAAAGGTGTGCAAAAAAACTCAGGCGATAGGGTGTTTAAGTTTGATTTAAATACAGCGACCTACAGAGGTGCTATAAATGGAAGGGAGATAGAAATTAAAAAGAACCCTTGGAAGAAAGAATGGACTGAGGTTTCTACAGGTCAGGTAATAGGTAGAACTTTTGGGGAGGCTATGGATAATTTAAGAAATGTTTTTAAAGGTGTTCAAGGTACTGTTTTTTCTTCAGACCCTAATTTAAATACAGAATCTTTTCAAAATGCTAAAATTTCTTTAGAAGCCTCAACAAGTGAAACTAATGCTATTCAGCCAGATGTTGTTGTGAAGCCATTTGTAGATAGCGAAAGTATTATTAATAAAATTAAAAAAAGAAAATATACAAAGCCTCAACTAGAAGCTATTCAAAAAGCTTTAGTAAAAATACAAAAAGCTAAAGCTGATCCCACATCTATGCCACTGGAGATAGTGCTTGAAGATGGAGGTATTGTTATAAACGATAAAAATCAAGTTGTTTTTAAAACTTACGGATACAATTTTAGTGACAGCCCTTTACTTGAGGGAATGAATGATCAGCAGAAAATAGAAGTTTCTTCAGAAAGAATGATTCAAGATTTTAATTCAAAAAGATCTATTTCGGATCCAGATTTTGGATGGTATAGTAATACAAAAAATGCTATACAGAAAAAGTTTGGACCTAATGCTAATTTATTTATTGAGTTGTTAGGGGTTACATCTCCACAAGCCACACCCAAAGCTAATTTTCAAAAAGCATCTGAAGCTATACAGATGTATAGCCAAGGATATTTTGACGTAGCTTTAGAAAACTACAATACAAAAGTTCAGGAGATAATAGAAAAATTTGACTCAGGTAAACTAGGAAACCCAAACTTAGTTAAGACTAGGAATAAAATGATAACCATGGTAAAACAAGCTTCTGAAAATTCTGGTATAACAAAAATGAACGGAATGAGGTTTGGTATGCAGGGGGTTACGGGTCCTTTAACAAGGGTTTTATATGGTAACTGGATGAGTAATAGTCCAGGATTAAAAACAAAACAATTTACAGAAAATCTTTCTGGAAGAAATAGAAGAGCTACTATAGATGTTTGGGCTGCAAGAAACTTAAAAAGATTACTTTATGCTGATTCGGGTCTTCCTTGGAGGGCTAGATCTTTTCAAGAAAATGGTGTTAATCCAAAGGACTTTGCTTTTGCACAAAGTGTATACGCAAGAGCTGCTGAAAAACTTGGAGTCAATATAGATGATTTACAAGCTGCTATGTGGTTTATAGAAAAACAATTTTGGTTTGACAATAACTATGACTCTAATAAGTCTGGTTTTGAAAAGTCCACAATGTTAGATCAGGTAGAGGCTTCTAAGGCAACGGAAAGGATGGCGATTGGTGCTACTGCTTATATAGGTAATGTAACCGCAGAACAAAAAGCTAGATTAGATGCTGTTGTTTCAAAAGCTGGTGCAGACGCAAAAGCAAGAGGTGCTTCAGATATAGAAATAGAGGCTGCTATGATAGATGCTATGCAGGGTGAGTTAAGGTTAAATCAGGCTATTAAAGATCTTAATGATGTTATAGTAAAATTAAATCCAGAGGCAGGAAGAGCTTCTTTATCGGAAGGAGCATATATGGGCCAAGCAGAGCCTAATATAGATGCTGAAGTTGTATTTACTAAAGACACGGATATTACAAGTGTTGTAGATCAAGTTATAAAAATAGGAATGGATAATAATCAAGAGTCTGTGTTTGTTTCTAAAACAACTGACTCAAACCATCCTAATGCTAGACCTTTTACAAGAATTGAGTTTACAGAATCTTTATCTGATTCTGAAATGGCTGAAGTTTCTAATATACTTACAAAAAATGGTATAACTGGATTTTCAATACACAAAAATCAACAAGGGCAAAATATAGGATTATCTTTTCAATTTATTCCTGAGTTCTTAATAGATCAAGGACTTACATTAGAAAATGTAAAAGAGTTTGAAAAAAAGCACTTAGAAAATACTGCTAAAGCATTAGCAGAAACACAATCAACACTTGGTGAAAATATTATAAACACCATAGAGAACGGACATGTTAACACTAAAATTTTTACAAATGGCGAATATGAAACAATTAAACAAGAGCAAAAGTCGTTTAAGACTAACCTCCAAACAGAACTTACCAGAAGGCAAGGAGCGGTTGACCGTGGGGACACTTCCAAGGACATCATCGATAAGCGACAAGGAGATGTTTATGATGAGCGAGGCATTCAAAGATTTCACGTCTTAAATGAGTTTGCTGACAAATTAAAAGAATTACGTAAAGCTTTAGGCTCAAGGGTTTATAGTGATCCATTTATGATAACACCAACTATTAAGGCTGGTTTATTTGTTATGGAAAAAACTCTTAGAGCTACTTCTAATATAGCTACTTCAATAGATGCTGGTATAAACTACATAAAAGCTAATTTAAAAGAAGGTGAAAAGTTTACAAAAAAACAAGAAGCTCAAATAAGAGATTACTTTAAAGAAGAAGTAGAATCTATTGAAAGACCTGGAGGTATTGATGCAAATAAAGACTCAGATCTAGAGGGTAATCAAGAGATTACTGAAGAGGAAATGGCTCAAAGAGAAATAGATGAAGAGTCTGTACAAGAAGATGTTACGGAGGATGCTCCTTCTATAAATGAAAAACCTACTAAAGAAGAGTTGTCAGAAGAAAATATGGACAATATGTTAGATGATTTACAAACCAGAACAAGATCTAAAATGTCTGGTGGTAAGAGACAGAGCTTGCGTAGATTATTTGAGTATATTAAGTCTGGAAGATTCCGTAATGATGCTATGATACAACTTGTTGAGCCTAAGTTTGTTATAAAGAAAAGGTTACAGCAATTAGCTGATCAGTATAATATGGGGGAGTCTGAGTTTGAAGCTTTATCTCAATTAACATTATGGCTACAAGCACCAGGTGCAGCTAAATCTGAAATAGATGAAATGAATGCTCGTTTATGGAGAGATGAAAATAATATAGTTATAATTAAAGGTAAACTTAAAAAAGGTGGAAAAGCTTTAACTAAAGGGCAGATAGAAAATATAGGAATGTTAAATGCCCTAGAAAGAATTATTCAACTAGATCAGCTTTCTGATCAAAATAAAGTTGTTATTGATGCGATCATAAAAGAAATAAACGCATCTAAAGATCCAGATCAAATAAAAGAACTAAAAGCTCAATTAGATAAATTACTAGACCCTACTGTCTCTAGAATGGGTTATACTGTAGAGGACGGTAAATATAAATTAGTAGCAAAAGTTAATCCCGATGGAGACTTAGTTGAAGGTAATCTTGTAGAGATTCCTACAGGAATAAATTACAAAGGAGATCAGTATCATAGAAGAAAACACCCAAAAGCAAAAGATAATAAAACTGTAAATAAAGAATATGCAGAGGGTATGATTGAGGCTATGAAAAGAAAAGAGGGGCCTAAAGAGTTTGAGCTTTTAAAAAGAAAAAGTGATCAAGTTTTTGATGAATACAAAAGAATATTAAAAGATGATAAAAAAGAAGGTCTTATATCAGAAGAGCTTTATAATGAGTTAAAAGATATAAATTATTCACCTAGAAAGTTTATTGATTACCTTATATTTTCAGAAAGAAATATACTAAACCAAAGAGGAGATGGCCAGTATAGAGTTGATGGGATAGATAAATACATGCAAACATTAAAACATGGTAGCGATGGTATTTTATATACTGATCCTGTAAGATTGTTACAACAGCGTATAGCACTTGCTCATAAATTAAGATTTGAAAATAAAGCTAGAAAAGGTATTTATGAATTTATTAAAAAAGTAGAAAACGCTGAAACAACACAAGATCCTGTTCAGAAAAAAAGATTTTCTAATTTATTTGGATTTAGAAAAGGCGAGCCTTTAAGTGTTAAAGAAACTATAGGTCACACTTTAAAACCTGGTGAATCCGTAAACCCAGAAACACATATAGAGGTTCAGGTTATGGAGGATGGTAAAAAAGTTAAATTTGCTATGACTATTGATGCTTACAGAAGTTTTATAGCAACACCTCATGATACTAGCACTAAAGGGTCAAGTCAAAAAAGTATGCCCTTAAAACTTGCTGAAGGATTTTTTGGTATACCAGGAGGTATATTAAAAACTTTTGCTACTGGTGTGGGGGCTCCTACGTTTTTCTTGGTTAACCTTATTCTTGACTTTACTCAACAAACACATTTTACAGACACTTATAGTGGTGGTAGATTATGGTGGAGAAGTATGTTGCCTATAAAATACGGAATGGCTTTTAGTGATTGGATGGCTGTTAGTAGAGATGCTTTTGTTGGAGGAGAAAGATCTAAAGAGTATGCTAGGTTAGGAGGTAACTTAGAGTTTTTTACTGATTACGGTTTAGGTGGTTATGGTGATGTGATGGAAATGAGTCAAGGAAATATATCAGCTAGAGTAAAACAACTTATGGAAGAAAAGGGCATGAATGAGGCTGACGCTGTGGAACAAGCTGCTAGAGAAGAGGGTTCTGGAGCGTTATTAAAAAATGATTACGATCCTTTTACAAATCCAGAATCCAGGGGTGGTTGGAATACTTCTAAAAAGTGGATTAGTAAATTAAACCAATGGTCAGAGACAATGGGTCGTTTGGCTAATATGAGAAGATGGGAGATAAGGTATATAAATGAATATAAAAGTAAGAATGGAGGTGCGGAGCCAACGGGTATTGATCTTGAAAGAATAAAGAAAAGGGCTGTTGCTAACGCTGTAGAGGCGGCAAACTTTAATAATGGTGGTAGAGCTATAAAAGCTATGGATAAGGCTGGGTTCGCTTATTTAAATGCTGCTTGGCAAGTAATGTACAGGGGTGCTAAACATGTAAAAAGAAACCCTGGTATATTTATTTACGAGGCTACTCAATATGGACTTATGTTTGGTATGGCTTTAATGGCTTACAACCTTAGAAAATATAAATGGACTGGAGAAGAGGAAGAGGATGATATATTAGATCAATTAGATAGAGCTAATGAAGAAGGTAATGAAGAAGAGGTTCAAAGGTTAGAGAGTTATTTACAAAAACATAAAGTTTCTTATTTAGATTATATACCTGATTATGAAAAAGATAGATACCATATAATAATAACTGGATGGAATAATGAAGAGGGTGAGCCTACATATTATAAAATACGTAAGGATGAAAGGTTAAGTTTTATTGCTAGCCCATTTGAAGCGTTAACTTATAAATCAATGACAGGTAAGCAATATGATTCACGTAAAAACAATTTATTTAATTACACTCCTATTATAGGTCTTAGAGGTGATGAAAGAGATTTTTATGGCAGAAGGTTCCAAAACGCTTTACCTCCAGGGTTAGGTGATTATAGAGATATATTAACCAGTTCGCCTATGTTAAATCTTGTCTCTAAAACTGTTTTTAATTACGATACTTGGAGGGATCAAAAAGTTTGGAGAGGAAGTGGGGACTTGAAAGGATTAAACCAATATGAAAAAGCTAATGTGTCTGACGACAAATTACTTAAAGATTTATCTTATGGTGTGGATCAGATTTTTGGTAATGAAGGTTTTAATGTAACTCAATGGAAAGAAGGTCTTGGATCTATATTTACAAATTTAGATAAAAACCCTTGGTATCAATTAATAGATAATGCTTATATATCTGTAACAGGAGGTTTAACAGATAGAGAAAAAATAGAGTATGGGTCAATGTTTAATAAAATGTTAAACGATGCTATACCTGGTTTAGTTGAAACTAAATTTAGTGGAAGCATAGATTTAACAAGAAGGCTTGATTTAGAAGATCAAGAAGAAATAGATGATGTGGTATATAATGATAAACTTGACAATGCTAATTATCAAGCTGCTTTTAGAGAGGCTCTAAGACAATATGGATATAAAATTGATAATAGTGGTTACTATGTAGATGTAGATGGAAATCGTGTAAAAGTTGGGGAGTATGAGGGTGAATATAGGGAGAGGTCATATCATGAAATAGCAGAAGCCACATTAGCGATTTATAAAATAAGAAACAGAAGATCTGGTTTACCTGAAGCTGAATTATCGGAAGATGATTATAAAAGTATTAAAAGAAGGGTTATGAACTCTTTTGAGTATGATTATTTAAAGCAACCAGAAGTAAAACAAATAATGTATCACTATGATAATGGTAATATAGAGGGGGCTGCACATATTGCTTTTATTGAGTGGAGAAGATTAAAAGAAGGTGGGGATATACAAGAATGGAGAAGGTTTAATAACACAATGTATGATTTAAAGCTTTACGAAAATGAAGAGTTTAATGATTATTATTGGGAGCAAATAGACTTCTATAACGAGGATGTTTCAAAATAAAATGATTATATTTGTAAGATGAAAAAATTAATAATAATATTATTAGTATTACTAATATCATGTGCTACTCCAAAGAAATGCTGTGCACAAATAGAAGACTTTTTTAAATACTCTACTTTTTATACTTCAGTAACAGTTGGCACGCCCTTTACAGAAAGAGAAGATTATATAGCGGTAGATAAAGGTTATGAGGACATGACTTGGGTTAGTCCTTATGATTATAATTTAACAATAGGCCTGAGAAAAATAGCAAGATTTGATTATGAAACAAAACGCCAAACATGGTATTATGGTACTGAAAGAAATACTGCAGACAACGTTACTATTGGTAACGCTCCTGGTTGGGAGTACCTTTTTAATTATTCTTTTATACGGAATAGGGGTGATAAGTTTACTGAGCAAAATTTCTGGCTTAGATACCTTGGAAATAAATTCGTTGTCAAAGCACAATACACAGACAACCAAAGAGTAGGTTTAAAATATACTTCTTTAGATTATAGATTTAGATTAAATAAAGGTAATTGGGACTTAACTATTGGTAGTGTATTTAGAGTTCACCCAGCGTATGGGATAAATCCTATTGAGGACTTTTGGGTACCTGGAGAATCTACATTTCAAGATTTAGCAGAAGATTTTGGTTACACCTCAGAACAGTGGGTACAAGGATTTTATGTAGATCAAAACTGGTATGACGTTAGTAGTGGAGACTCTATATTGATAGCCACATCAAATGATGAATTTTATAATTGGTGGTTTGGTGATGCAGTCGCAAGATTTAATGAGCAAGAATTAGACAAGTTAGGTTTACAAAAAGAACTTAGTGCTGTAATAGGATTAGCTTATTATAAATATACGCCAACAACATGGATACATGGTTGGTTTAATTGTTTACCTTATCATCACGGTTTGGATGAATACTCTTATGAGTATGAAGGTAGCTCTATAGAATGGGATGCTGGTTTAGTTTTTGGAACTAGGATAACAAAGAACCTTGGGTTGTTCGTGGAAGGGACCCACATGAAATACTGGGGTAAGAAAATATATGAGATGAAATTTGGGTTTAACTATTTAATATTTTAATTATGAAAAGATATATTATAATACTATTTGCGTTTATAAGCTCGTTTGCTTACTCGCAATACGACTTCCAACAATTATGCTTAGACTGTGCTGAACAAAACGGTTTTTACTGTGGAGATGATCCAGCGAACTGGACACAGTACGCACCAAATGGCTGTGTACCTAATGGTCCAGACTTGTTTTATCTAAATGATGGTTGGGCAGATTGTGTAGATGAATCTGATGAATCCGAAGCTGCTCCAACGGTAGTAACTGATTGTGCTCCTCCACCTCCACCTCCATGTGACACTGTCTATGTCGATGTTATACAATACGAAACTATATTTGATACTATAATTAATACAGAGTACGTATACGAAATTATTATAGACACCGTAGAGGTAGAGGTGTTTGTACCTGAATTTATATATGTAATTGATACGGTATATGTATATGAAGATATATTAGACACTTTATTTGTAGATGTAATTGAATATGTAGATGTAATGGTATATGATACCATTATAGAAATAGAGTACATAGAGTTTATAGAATACATTACAGAGTATGTTGATTGCGAGACTGGATTGCCTTGTAACTCCAGCATACCTGAATTATTAGATAAATCTAAAAAAGATAATAAGTTTTATAACTTGTTAGGGCAGGCCATAAAAGAACCCAATGGTATTTACATTGAAGGTGGCCAGGTTAAATATAAACTAAAATAATTTTATAATGAATATTTTTAAAGATAGTAATGATTGGAACGAAAAATCAATAGTTGGTTTTATAGCGTTTCTTATAATGGTTATTGTAATGATAATCGATTTAGTAACTGGAGCTGTTGGATCAGATTTAGTTATTAACGAATTTGTATATGACTCATTTGTTTGGGTTGTATTAGGATGTTTCGGTATAAGTGGAATAGAAAAGTTTTCAAAATATACTGAAAAAAACAAATAACAACTATTTAAAAGATGCCCCCCCTTTATTAGGGGGGTGTTAAAAAGAAATAAAATGGCAAAAGAATTATCAGAAGATAGCAAGTTTCAGGTTAGTGCTAAAACATTAATTGGTATTGCTGTGGGTATAGCAACTGTTATATCTGCTTATTTTGGTTTAATGGGTAGTATAAACTCAAAGTTTCTTGATTTAGAAGATAAAGTTGAAGACGCCTTAGAAAAGCCTAAGCCAGGGACAGGAACATATACTATAGATATGGGAGATCCTGCCGCTTCACAAACATGGCCTCCAACAAGAATGGAGTTTAACATGAAAGATGAAATGGCTAGACAGAAAATTGATAATATAATAAAAGAACTAGATGAACTTAAGGAAGAGCTTAAAGACTTAAAGAAATGATAAAAAGAATAGATATTACAGGTTTTGTTTACGTATTATTAATGATATTAATATTCACCTGTAGTACCGCTTTTAGTCAGGAGTTTGTTTCTTCAGATAATTTTAAAAATAAAATAGCTAAAGACATTGTTGTTGTTGAGTTTTGGGCTGGATGGAATGCTCAGAATGAATTTAAAGAATTAGAAAAATTAAAAGATTGTATGGTCTATAGAATAGATATATCAAAACACATGGATATTCAAATGAATTATGATGTATCGGCTATACCTACAGTTATTATATTTGACAACGGAATACTTAAAGAAAAATTTGGAGCCACTGTTATGTTTCAGTTAGATGCTGACAAAAAAACTGTACAGAACTCCATTGATACATTATTACTAAATAAATTTAATTAGTGAAAATTAAAAAAGAGTACATACCTCAATCAATTTTACCTAAAAGAAAGGGGGAGATGAAAAATGAAGACAGTTCGGTATCAACTCACATCATGAGAAGAGAAAAGGTAGATGGTGAGTGGGTTGTTTTTCCTTCTTTATTTCAAAATGACGATGGAAAGTGGGTAGATATGTCTAAAGAAAAAAACTGGACTAACATTTATAGTGAAGCTAAAAGAAGGGGTGAAATAATAAGTTTTGGTGAAGATGAGCAATCTGCTATAGAATATGCTGATAAAGGGTCTTGGAAAGAATATATACCACAAGCGGTAAAAAAAAGAAAAGAATATATACCGCAAACAGAATTAAATAAAAAATAAATATTATGAATTGGATAAACTCTTGGAAAAAAGGAAATAAAAAAAACAAACTTGATATTAAATTAAGATTTGGAACGTTAACTATATTCGAGCTTTACCTTTGCTTTAACTCTTGTGAAAAAGATTGTGGGTGCAAAAGAATGAGGCTTATGATATTAAACTTTGGATTTGAATTATAAAAATGTTATTAAACAAAAAAAATACAAACGGGCCAAAGGCTAATAAAAAAAAAGATAAGTCTGAAGAAGAGAGAAGGGATGAGATAATGAGTGCTATAAATCAGGTTGTTGAAAACGATGATACAAAAAACCCTGAGGCTTTACAGCAATTATTAATAAGCACAGCTTTTTTAGAAAACTCTTTAGGTGCTAACAAAAAGGCTTACAATAGAGACTACACAAACTCTCAATGGTCCATCGATGAAAACTTTCTTAATGACATATTAACTAAAAGTGGTTTTGCTGTAGATGAGCTTGGAAACAAAACAGATCAACTTAGAAACAATAATTACAATAAGTTTTTGACTAGAGCTGGTTATGATCCTGGTGATAGTGAAAGCATGAATCAATTTGTTGAGGATTTAAAAAACGACAATGCTTTGACTGGGGCTTATATGGCTAGATTAAAGTATTCTCTTAACCCAGATGCACCACTTCCTGATCTAACAAAAGAATCTATTTTTAACTCTTGGTATGGTGAGTATAATTCAGGAGGTATAGAGAAGGACTCTGAAGAGTATAATAAAATAATAAATACTTTTGATGGTTTTTACGAAGATTTCTTTAAACAAGAGGTTCCTAGTCAAACTGAAGATGATGGTCCAACTGGAATGAGACCAGGATTTATAGATAAAGGAACTGATATTTTTAGCCCTGGATCTTTGATATAAGATAAAAAAGGATTATATTTGATAAAATTATTAACAATTTAAAAAAAAATAAATGGCAACAACGACTGCACAAATTACGTTAACATCTAACGATTTAACTTCTGATGCGTTAAGTTTAACTACTACTGCTACTTTAACTGATACTGGAAGTAAGGTAGGTGTTACCGAAACTAGCGGTTTATCTAGAAAGATAACAACTGCTGTTGATGAA